GCTCACGTGGTTATGATGCTACAACGTCCTTATGATTTGTATGGGATTACAGATGCTTACTGTGGTGAGAACCCAGTAGGATTGCTGGCCTGTCACATAGAAAAGAATAGGGATGGGCAGCTAGGTATGATTCCTTACGAATCTGATCTATCAACATTCTCGATTAAAGAGAGACCAAAAAAGTAATCAATTAAAATTTAACTGTATGAGAGAAGAACTTCATGCAACAGAACCAGCTCTAAAAGAGTGGAAGCCATCTAGAACAATGGCTCTTAAGAACTATGATATTGTTATCAAGTTTCTAGACCGTGGTGTACAAGTAAGTGTAGGATGTAGAACTATTGCTTTTGAAAGCATAGATGGATTCTTAAAAGAATTTACAGCCTACGTAACTAACCCTGCAGATGCTCAGGAATCTTGGTTAAAATCATTTGAAAGTAACGATTAACTATGGAACTACTACTGCCAACAGAGAAAGTACCAGTTGGAAGGAAGAGCCCAAGACATATGATTATGTACGGGCCCCCAAAGATTGGTAAGACTACTGCACTTGCTAAGCTTGATGGGTGTTTAATCATAGACCTAGAACAAGGATCTGACATGGTTGAGGCACTCAAGATCAAGGTTAACAATCTTGCAGAGTTAGGACAGGTAGGGAAGGCTATTATGCAAGCCAAGAAGCCCTACAAGTACATAGCTATCGACACTCTCACACAGCTAGAAGTATGGTGTGAGAGTGAGGCTAAGGAACTTTACAGACAAACCCCAATGGGGAAGAACTTCGATCCTGATAACAAGGGATTGTCAGTTCTATCTCTCCCTCAGGGTGCAGGCTATCTGTATCTTAGAATGGCTATTAAGAAATGGATGGACAGATTAGAGATGCTCTCTGATCATATCATCTATATCGGCCACTTAAAAGATAAGATGCTTGAGAAGAAAGGTAAGGAGGTGTCTGCTAAAGATCTCGACTTGACTGGTAAGATTAGAAACATTGCTTGCTCTAACTCGGATGCCATAGGCTACGTTTATAGAGATGGAAACAAGACAATGATTTCATTCGATTCTAGTGAAGAGATCACAGCAGGTTCTCGTTGTGAACATTTAAAGGGTCAAGTTATGGAACTTGATTGGAGTAAAATTTATATTGACTAAACACATTAAATCAAATGGCAATTGAAGCTACCGTTGCACAAGATGTTGCAACACAACCAACCACAGTAATTACTGTATCATCAGTTCTTGGGGATTTGAATAACGGCATGGACAGAGCCGCTATTGCTAAGAAGTATAACTTATCAGCAGCAGAAGTTGCAGAGGTATTCAAGCACCCAAAGCTCAAAGGTCTACGTGCTCGTCGTAAGATTACACGTATCTCTATTGTAGACGATACTGTTGATACTGTAGGTAAACAGTTTGCTGACTCTGCTGATCAAGTAATCACAATGGCAAATTCTAATCCAGTAACAATCCCAACCATTCAACCAGTTACAGAAAGTAACCAGTTGGAGGTGGTTACAAATCCTAACCAACTCGACCTGCTCGACTTGATTGTTGATGCAGAGGCAGAAATGTGAAGGGAAAGGGACATAGTTTATAAAATGTATTACCGTTAAAAATTATTAAAAATGGCTATTCAATCGAATAATTCAGAAGAAGTTGTAGCAGGTGGTGGTATAACCCTATATACAGGTATTGCCCCAGTATCAGTAGTTGCAGTTAATCCTAGCTTAGATGAGCTATCAGATCTAGGTATTAATCTTAGAAACGAACCAGAGTATAAGGTGACTCTTAACGAGGAGGACTATAATAAGCTAGTATTCTGGCTTAAGTCTGACGTTCCTGGTTTGTCTTTTACTACAAGGTTTGAGATCCTTATGCAGTCTAAGCACCGTGCATCGAAGGATGGAAGCAAGTTCATGTGGGCTAACAACATTGGTCAGACTACATGGAGTGCAGACGTTCCATCGTATGACTGGTGGAAAGGGAAAGATAAAACCCGTAAAGCTTTTGTTGGGGAGGATACTTTGATTAACTTTACAAAAGCATGGGCTAACGTAGCCAATGGGGGAGAGGTATCATTTGATACTATTGACCAGATTGTAAAGGGACAAGTTAAAGAACTGCAAGAGTACGTTAAGGTATTGACAGACAATAAATTAAGAGTTCTTGTAGGTGTTAAAGACGGGAAGTACCAGACAGTTTATAATCGTCATTTCGGGAGGTTAAAGCCACTTAGAGATGATTTGTTTATCAAGGCTTTGAATGAGGACTATGGTTCTTTCAATGCTGAGTACAACAAAGATCTTAAACTTCAGGTTTATTCCCCAACTATGATTGAGGCAGATGCTCCTGCACAACCTGCAGCAGTAGATGATTGGGATGTATAATTTTGTTGTTTTGATGTTTTGATGTTGATGTTTTTAGTGTTAATTTGACTTGAGGGGGGCGTTATAGCCCCCTTTGAGTTTTATATTTGTCTATGATACAGGCTAGAAATAGTGAAG